TAATATCGGATAGAAGTTTCTTATCAAAACCATGACCAAATGAACAATGCTCATCAGTGCGCATGATATATTCTCCTCGCGAGGCCAAAACTCCGGCATTGATTGCTCCACGCATTCCTCGATTTTTACCTAAATGCAATACCTTTATTCTAGGGTCTTTTTTAATCGGTTGGTCTGGCCAATAGCCATCTAAGACAGGAATTATTTCTATTTCTCCTTGCGCATTATCTAAAAGAGAATCAATAGTTTTATGCAAAAGAGGATCTTTGTAACTCGGAATAACAACACTTAATTTCATTTTTTAAAACTCGATTAATAATTAAGACTACATACTTGGTGAAGGGGAAACCGAAGATGAAACTGAAGGACTGTAAGATGGAGAAACCGAAGGAGAGATACTCGGAGAGATAGATGGACTAATGGAAGGAGAGATAGACGGACTAATCGATTCTGATGGACTAACCGAAGGAGAGATACTCGGAGATATAGATGGACTAATGGAAGGAGAGATAGATGGACTAATGGAAGGAGAGATAGACGGACTAATCGAAGGAGAGATACTCGGAGAGATAGATTCTGACGGACTAATGGAAGGAGAGATACTCGGAGAGATAGATTCTGACGGACTAACCGAAGGTGAGATACTCGGAGAGATAGATTCTGACGGACTAACCGAAGGAGAAACCGAAGGACTAACCGAAGGACTAACCGAAGGACTAATGGAAGGAGAAATCGATGGTGAAATTGACGGAGAAACCGAAGGACTGATTGAAGGAGAAATCGATGGTGAAATCGAAGCGGAAAGACTGGAAACCGGAGAACGTTCTTCGCCTAAAAATACATAGGTTACACTTCCCTCAGCGGAATGAGTTGTTTTTAATCCTTCCAATAAATAAATTTGATATTCATAAACATTACCGGTCGCGGGGTTGGTAATGGTCGCTATGGAATCTCCTGCTCGACTACCAACCGCGAAAGTCGCGCCAGCTCCATCCTGAGCCGGAATATTCACGCAATTAACGGTTTTAAAATAAGAGCTACCGTTAGTTACGCCGGATTGATTTTCAGTAATTGTAAAACTTTCACTAATGTCAAATCCATTGACATCAGTTCCTTGAATAGTAATCGTGCAGGCGGCGACATCAGCCGTTGTGCCATCCGGAGTAATCACCAAACGGCGCGGATAAGTCGGGTTGGAAAGAGACGCTCCGGAAACAATGGTAACCGCGCTATCTGAAGTCGCGGTTTGCGACATAATTTCATTAACCAAGGTATCGGCTGCTTGGTCAACCATTGTCAATGTTCCGGTAAAACCTTTATTAACCACTAATCTAAAAAGCATTCCTCCCCCTCCGCTGGCAATCGGAAAAGTATCTGAAGTATCGGTTACGGTCGCATACTTTTTAGGACCTAACAAGTCTTGAATACTATATAAGCCCTGAATAATTTTGTCTGCCATATTGTTTTTTTTATTTTTTAAACAATTATATATTTATGAATTATTTGAGAGTCCGTTAGCAAAAACGGACTCCGCAACAACACATAAACTGTTTTTTATGCGTTGGTATTATTCGAACCTACCCAACCGCGTGAATCATTGTGTCCAATATCAAACATAACCGTAGCCTTATACTGAATTTCACCAGTTTTGAAGACAACATTCGGTCCTTCTAATTGGATTGGCTGGCTTTCTTTATATTGAAAACCATAATCCATTCCTTTCATTCCGGAATCAAACATTGACCAATAATTAACATTGGTGGTAATCCAAGGAGTGGCTATAATCTTATAAACCGGAATACCTGAACCATCGTAGGCATTGGAAGCGGGCTTATGTTGCCTATTTATTGCGCCTAAAATCTCAAGAGCGGCAAAATAATTGGTATATCCTTTGGTTACGACAAGCGTATCCAAACTAATATTCATCTTCTTGCCTTTAGGATTGCGCACGATAGCGGCTGTTCTATGAGCAGCCTGCAAAGCGTCATAAGCAAAATCCATATTCACTGTTGAGCCATCGGTAATCTGATTATTGACATCAGTGCCGCCATCTTCGCGCGTATGATCCGTGGCAATAAAGGCTTTACCATCTCCACCAGTGGTAGAAATAGTATAATTGCCGGAATCATCAGACGCGGTATAACTGGTAGCATGCATCTGGTCTATACGATCACCGCAACGCAATTCGCGTAAATCCGAACAAGCCTTACGTAATTCATTGGCGATTCTTTCTAAATCACGTTTCTTAATGCCGAATTTCCACATTCTTTTCGTTACCGGTAAAACCTTACCATATTCAACCTGAGTATAAGTTTTGTCATAACCTTGTACCGGAGTTTCTGAGGTAATCACAGCATTCTCCAAAATTCGAGAGGCATAACCCAATCCGGACATGGAACTATCCTTAATGTAATAATCCGTGATGCCAACCTCTGTATTGAAGTATTGCTCAAAGTCTCGTGATTCATCTTTACTTCCTTTTAAGAAGATTTTTTGAATAGAGCGGTCCACTAGGTCTGCGGCATCAGCAATATGTAATGTAGCCATAGAGATTATGTAGCATCAGGATTTACGCCAGACGAATCAAGGAATCTAACCAGAATCCTTTTTTCGGCAGCGGCTCCTAAAACACCTACTTGAATAACACAAGCTTCTTCTGAAGTATCATCAGTACCGGAATTGTTGACCGTATTTTTATCGGTCAAAGCCATACGATCGCCATTGTGGTCAGCATTGCTGTTGTTAGCTGACTCAACTTCCCATAAAAATTCATTATTTACGGGAATAGTGTTGACCGTAGTATCGGAAGATGTCGCGCTTTCGGTGCAAACATACTTCCTTTGCCAATGTTCTGTCGCTGTATCAGCGACAGTACAAGCGGTCGCACCAATATCACGTTCCAACAAATCACCAACCGACAAAGTAAGCGAAGAAATAGTTACTTCTTCTTCATCAACATTGTCATAGGGTTTAGCTAATTTAAATCCTGCCATATTAATTAATTATTTTTTTAGAATCTCATTGATTTCTTCCTCTGACCAACCGCCTCGACTTAAGTGTTCCCTGGCCTCTTGTTCATTTAAGCCCGATGGAACAGACAGTCCAGACGAAGAAGGAGGGGTAGTACCTTCAGAACCCATACCAGCAGTCTCCATTTTCCGCTGGTTCTGAGTTCCTTCCGCACCTTGTCCATTGACAAAGTCTTTTTTCGGAAACGCTTTTAAAGCTCGATTTAAAAATTCTTTGGTTTTATTAGGATCTTTAGGCTTAATATAAAGATTATATTCAGCCATCAAAGTATTCCAATTGCGGTCATGAGGATCATTCTCAACCTTAAACTCAGGATGTTCTTCCAGCCAAGACTCCAATTGTTGTTGTTCAACATTTTTGTAGTTTAAAGCTAAAGCTTCATCCTTTTTAACATAACCTTCTTTTTCCAAAACGTTTTTAATAAGGCGATAATCTTCAGGATTAATTTCATCATCCAAAGATGATTCCTGAATATCCTTTTTATCTTGAGCTTCATTAGTTACTTCCGAAGTTTGTTGACGCAAATCTCTTCTGGTTCCACGCAATTGTTGAATTTCAGTCAAAAGTTTTTCTCTTTCCGCGGCAAGTCCTAAGAGAGCGGCGTCTTTGTCTTTATCAATATCATCACCGACTTTTTGCAAATCGGCTGGTTTTTTTTCGCCGGAAGAATCGGGCAATGGAGTGGCCTTCTCCCCGTCCGAAGATTCTTCATCTTCGGTTTGTTTTACTTCCTCTTTCCCTTCCGCTTTTTGATTATCTTCTTCATTTTCAGCGAAATCGGGAATTTTCCCCGCTTTTTGTTCATCCATATTTTTTCACTTCCATTTGATAACCCACTTGAAGAGGTGGGATACGTCAACAAAAGATTAAGGTTAATATTTTAATCGAATAAAAACTTGTAAATTATTGTATTTTTTCAAAAGCTTCACACCACTTATCATAGTTATCAGCCATTAGACCGAAAAATTTTTCTTCAGTATTTAAAACAATTTCCGATACTCCATAAATTGTTTCTTCACTTTGAGGACTAACATCAATAACAAAATCTTCTTCTAAATAATCATTAAATTCTTTATCCAGTTGTTCTTCAGTTTTTCCATCTTTAATCTTTAAGCGGGCTTCATTTTCAGGTTTAGTTGTTTCTTCTCCATCCTTATTAATATATATAAACTTGCCATCCTTATTTTTTTCACCATAGTCTTCAAATAAACGTTTACGTTCCGAAGCAATTTCTTCTAAACGGGTACGAAGCAGAAGAATAAAACGAGTGCGCAGACGCGATTTTTTACCGACCAAATTCAAATTAGCCAGCCAAGAAGCCAAATCCATCACCCCTAAACTTGTCATTGGCCATAAAAATTTATTCTTTAAAACCAATTTTTTCATAAGTTTTCAGCTTAATTTGCGGTCAGCGGCAATCTGAGCCTTAGTTTCCATATTAAAACTATTATAGACTTTTTCAGCCCATGCTTTAACACCGCCAGTTTTTTCCGCGTAAGAAACATTTTTAGAACGCAAATCAACCTTATGCATTCTTTTTTCATTTAAATCCAAATCACTGTATTTCTCCGGAACGACAATAACAAAATTAAACTCCGGAGTATCTGACCTTGGTTCAATCATAATACCAAATTCTTGATTTAAAATTAAATCTACGGCTTTACGATAATCTTCAGGAATCGGCGTATTATTGCGTGTTTTTTCAAGTTTTTTAATCGGAGTTTCTTCTTGTTTAATTTTAGCGGTCGTCCGGTCAATTTCTTGAACCCTAGCCATTTTTTTCATATCTTCACGCATTTTTTCAAGAATCAATTTCAATTCCAGCACTTCATTTTCTATTCTTTTAATATGCACACTTTTTTTACCATAGCCATTTTTAATTTCTTCCCCTGCTTTTGTTTTAGAGAGTTTTTGCTCTTCATTTATATTTTCATTCATCTTTTTTTATTCCTTGTTTAGTTTCATTAATATATGTTGTTATTGGTTCTTTTTTTTGCTTTATTCTTGTTTTTTCCTTAGTATCATTAAGTAATTTTCTTAAATCATAACGATCATTAACTTTATCACTTGCTTCTCTGGCGACATCGGCAATAATTTCTTCTGAAACCGAAGGCAAGGTAATTGTTACCGGACCGCGAATGATTTCACCCTTTCTAACATCACGCGTAGCCATTATATTCACGGTTGTTCTATAATGACGCACTTTGGTAATGGTCATTGGAATCATTTTACGTTGTTCAGAAGGCTTACCAATTACAAAAAGGAATGCATTTAATTCTTCTTTATCCAAATAACAAGTCTTTTCACCGAGTTTAGCGCGAATAACCTGACATTTATTCAATTTCTCATCTTGCGGACGCCAATTTACTTCCATAATTATATCATTTTTCCCCTGTTTGTCATGCAAAACAAACTGTTCATAGTCTTCAATCATTCATTTTCACTTAATTTATTTATTTCTTCCAAAAAATCTTTTATTCCTTGAATGCGTCCCTCTTTTTCCAAAACACCTTGAATAAAGTTCCATTCCGTGCGTTTAGCAACCTTGCCTTTCTGAATACTTTCACTAAAAAGCTCAGCCACTCTTTCTAAAGTTTGCCATTGCGGAGAATAACGCAATTGTCTTAATTGAGATAGCTCTTGTTCACTTAACTTTAACATTATCTTTTAAAAGCATTAGATACTCTGCTCATCAAACGATTGAACATTCCCCCACCTTGCGTTGTCGGACGAGTTTCAATCTTTGTTCCAGACACGGCTTGAGGCGCTTCCGGAGGACTGGCACTCATCATTCCCCCACCTTGCGTTTCATTGGGAACTGCATTCTGAGCCAAATTTTGAGGAACTAATAAAGGTTCATTAACCGGACCTTGTCCCAGCCATTCATCAGGCAACCATTCTTTAGCATCCTTATCGTAAACCTTACAAAGTTGCTTAGCTAACTTACCAACCAGTTCCGGAGGCATCTGTAAAACCGGAACCAATAAATTAGCAAATTCCAAATCCATAGTCTTGGTTAGTTCCTTGGAAGGAGCTAAAATTGATTGCCCCTTAACATTAATCATTCCTTGCCAATCCAAAGCTTCAGGTTTAAGTCTGAAAAATCTACTTTCTTTATCTTCAACCAAATTGCCTTTTTCATCAGTATCCAAGCCAAACTGTATTTCACGATAAACCAAAGCCTGAAAATTACCTTCCTCATCTCTTTGATACAAAGACGGGTCGCTTTGAATCGCCTTTAAATATTGTTCAATCTTATCAGAATCACTAATCTTGATAACTTCTGGTATTGAATAAAGCATTCTGATAATAGCCATAGTCAAGTAAGCATCATCTTCTAAAGCTTCCGTAATATTATCCAAAGGAGTTTTTAAACGTTTTAAGGCTGCTTCTTTAGCTTGAGCGGCTTCAAACGCGGTTTTACCGATAGTTTCCAAACCAATCACCGGAGCAGTCACACCGGAAGCATTATCAACATCTTTCTGAAACATATTAATACCTTCCCAGGCGTCTTTACCGGGTCCTTTAACTTCCATCCAAGTAATATCTTTAGGATTCTGAACTTGTTTGGCAACTCCCGGTTTCATCATAATTTCACCTTCTTCTTTTAAACTTTCAGTTCCTTGATAAAAACCCGGTTTATAAATAGACAAAGTCAATTGGTCAATGGTCATATTCCTAATCCTATCCAATAACTTTTCATCATTCCTAATCGCCTCATAAATTCCTATACCATAAGGCGATTCTGAATGTCTAAGTAACCAATAAGTCTGCCAAAGGGACAGTTTTTTAGTTCCGGAAACATCTTCAATCGGTAAAGGTTCAATCACAATTGGAACACCGCCGGCAATAACCATAAACAAATCACGTAAACGATTCTCATAAAAATAAACTTCCACGCGATTTTCTGAAATCAATTTCTTAACTATTCCTTCCTGTACCTTATCCTCAGTTGTTCCTCCGGATTTAACATATTTAAAATTTTCATATTTACCAAATTCCTCCTTCATTCTATCCATAGTATAGATTTTACGCCAACACCAATCTCGAACTGAAAAACCATTATTCGGTCTAGCCATATCATCAATCCAAGCATTCCAAGGGTCAAGATTCTCTCTGAACACATCATTATACTCAATAATTTTACGTTTTTCCCAAGTATTATTACTTGGATTTTCTTCATCAACATTCTCTCTAACTTTAACATTACGCTCAATTTTCAAAGGATAAGTTCTACCGACAGCCCATCCGTATTTAGCTAAATTAAAAACAAACTTTTTTAATTGCTGTTTAGATTTAGCAACCTCCCAATTCCTCTTATACAATTGTCTTTGCAACTCCGATATAGCTTCATATTTCTTTCCGGCAGGTAAAAAAACAGCCTCAGGATTGCGATCAATCAAAATCGCCATGGCTGTTTGAATCTTAATAAAAGGGTTAGTATGCGCCACATCAGAGCGCCAAGCGTCCGGACTTCTTAAATTAACCAATGCACCTTGCCAACCTTTTTCTTCATCTTCAGCAATAACCTTCCTTTCCGTCCCCTTAACCTTATGCGGAATATATTTTTCATCAGCTTCCGCCCATATTGATTCAAGATTTTGTCCAAAAACATCCTCTCTAGTCTTCTTGAGCTCTTCAATCCTATTAATAACAAATTTAAACTCAGCTTGATTTTCCTTAGACAATTTATTGACATCAAAAGTTTTCTCTATTTTACTTTGTCTTTCTTCTTCCTCAATATTATTTTCTTTATTCATAAAAATCATTAAAATTTATCTCATTGTTTCCATTTTTTAACATATTCAGCTTCCTTTGAGCGGAATTCACACTATTGCTTTCAGTAAATTCAGTTTTTTCCATCTTCCTTTCTCTAAGAGTGGTCAAGAAATATCTATCCGTATCAGCAGCATGGTCTTCTCCATCAGTATCAATATCTTCAGGATTCTTTTCATCTTGTATCAAAGACGGAATTGTCCTAAGGGAATCAATACAATTATTAAAATAAATCATCTGAGGCTCAATATCATCTTCATAACTCAAATATTGCCTCATTAAATTCCAACCATCAACTCTTCTTTTACCTGATGGCAAGAAATTAACACCATGTCTCGCGAAATTCTGCGCTATCGTTTCTTCTTCTCCAGTATTAGCAAAGATAGCGGCATCGGCAACAGACCAAGCATATTCCTCTCCTTTACTCATCTTCACTATTTTCTTAGCTATTTTAGGAATCTTCCATTTAGTAACATATAATTCCTTATAAACCCAAACACGTCCATCATAATCCACGGCATACCACTTGCAACAAGCCGGTTTAGCGTATCCATGGTCATACGCTCTGAATCTTTTCCAAGTACTAGGTATAGGAAAAGGCTTAATCACATGCTTCACATCATTCCATTCTTCAAAATACTGTCCGGCAAATATGTCCCAAGAACCGAAACGCCAAGCCTTACGCAAAGAAACCGGTTTTAATCCATTCAACCATTGAACATATCTAGGGTCTTTTTCCAATAAACTGGGATTATCCGTAATTCTGGCTGGAATAAACACTCTGGCAAGTCCAGTATCAGTGTCTCTGGTTACAATCGGTTTACTGGGGGTGCCTGAAATTCTAAATCTATTTTTAACCCATACATGACCAACACCTCCAGGATTAGTCGTAGAGAATATCTGCGGGGCAACATTATCCAAAGTTGAACGACAAGACGAAGTAAGTTTTAAATATTGTTCCTCCGAAGGTATCTGAGTCAATTCTTCAATAACCATCTTCTGGTATTCGTGTCCTTGATATTTAGTATAAGCCGCGTCATCCTTTAAATGTCCTGTTCTTATTTTAGCACCTGAAGGGAATCTTATCTCTGGCGGTATACCGACAACTATTCCTCCACAAGTAGAATACATTAATCTTGCTCTGTCAATCCAATCTTTTAAATCATCAGCATTTCTTCTAATAACCAGTGCTCTAAATTGAGGAATATGTATCCATCTTGTAAGAAAAACCAAACCTGCATCTGTTTTACCACCGCCGCGGGCACCGCCGTAGAGAACTTCAAATTCTATGCGAGATAGAGCTTCAGTTTGAGGACCTGGATGAGGTTGCCAAAATATCTTTTTAGTTCTGGGCTTTTTCTTTTTACTAACTTCAATTATCGCTTTAGGTTTTTCTTTCTCAAATGTTTTCATTTTTATAGTATTTTGATAGCGATTTTATGGGGGTTAGACAGACACGATGGCTTAGGTTAGCCAAAGTTTAGGGTGCCTTTTTATATTTTTGAATATTTTTGGAAAACGGACTTTTAGAATGGCTCAGTTAAGCCAAAAGGCACAGAAAATACGGGGGTTAGACAAAAGAAGAGGTTTTTTTATATTTTTGAATATTTTTGGAAGAGCCTTTTAGTGTTTTTGTATCTTGTATGATTAATACAATATTATATTGGGTACTTACCCTCAGATGAGTCGGTTCGTAAATCCTACAACCCACAATTCACCACAATTCACCACCACAGAGCTATGTCGTATAATGT